CCCTTGCCAGCCGAGGCGGCCGGGGCGAGGAGCGGAGTCAGGATGTCATCGGACAGGGCCGAGAAAAACTTGCCAACCACGCCACCCAGGTAGAACGCCGAGGTGAGTATGATAATATCGCGAGAATCTAACATGTTTGTTTGGTAATCACTTAGATTCTTTTTTAGCTGCTCTCTTTTCTCTGGCGCGTTCATTTGCTCGGCGACACTGTTCGGCGTATTTCTCTGGATTGTCGATACGCCACTGCTTTAAACGATGTCTTTCTTCATCTTTATGCGATTGACGATATTGAGTCCGTTCCTCCTTTGACTTATCGGCTCTTCTCTCGCGTTGCTCCTTCACCTTCTCAGGATTTGCCCTTCGCCACTCTCTGAGATTAGTAGCTGTCCTCTCTTTATTTACTTGATGCCACTTCCGGTGAGTTATTCTTACCTGCTCCTTATGTTCAGCATCCGTAACAATAGGCCTGTTCTTATTAAGACATCGAACATCATGTGTTTCAAGCGATTTGTCAATCTCCTTTCGCTCTTCCCATAGCAGTTCCTCATCGGTGATATTTTCAAACTCACGAAGAAGAACTACCTCTGCGACGTCCCAACCTTTAAGGTTGAAGTATGCGTAGATTGGTATAGATACGTGCGTCTTTCTATTTCTACAGACCCTATGTTCTCGGAAGCGTTCATTAATATCCAATCGCGTAGATCCGATATAATAACATCCGTCAACCCTGCTTTGGATCTTATAGATTCGTCCAATCATTGTGTTCCTACGCAGTTGATTTAAGATAATCTGTTTTTCCTGTTAGTAAGTAATCGATCACTATGGACACCCGATTCTGGGGAGGTAGTGCGTGGCAATTGTTTCATTTGATTGCGTTTACTTCCAAACATCCCGACGATGTTCTCAATCAGATGAAGGACGTGCTTCCTTGCAAGTTTTGCCGAGCGTCGACAACCGAGTTTGTTCACAAGCACCCCCTAAGGGGCGACCCGGGTAAGTGGCTGTATGAGATTCATAATATGGTGAACCACAAGCTGCGGACGCAATGTAAAGACGACCCTGCAGTGATCAATCCAGGACCTGATCCTAGCTTCGAAGATGTGAAGAAGCACTATCTTGCGTTGAAGCCTGTTGCTGTTCCCGGCGGTGACTTTCTGGGATCGATTGCAGCAAACTACCCTGACAAACCGGAACCGGAGCAGATGGCGACGCAAAGGACCTTCCTACATGCTCTCCATCACGCATATCCCTTTCCAGAGCTGCAGAAGGTTTTTGATGCCTATATCACGGAAAATGAACCGGAACTCAGCTCTCGGAAGGCCTATATGAAGTGGATGTATGGACTGCTGAAGGAATTGTCGAAAAAGACAGGAAGTTCAATCCCTTCTTTCAGGGGTTATGCTCACCATGTTGCGTATTTCAAGAGCGGTTGCTCGAAAAAGACATACCATGGAAAAACGTGTCGTAAAACTGCTGGCGGTCGCACGAAGGATCGCGACCATGCGAAGACATTCAGGGTTTCTCACTCTCGGTTACTTTGATTTGGGTTTGGGTTGAGACTGAATCATGAGGCGAGCATGTCTGGCTGAATAGACATCTGCCTTCTTCTCCTTTGCAGTCTTCTTTGTCTCACGACGAGTCTTGGGCGGATCCATTGTGAGGTTTCTTGTTTTCAAACGTAGACTTCCGTTTTCTCGTCACTCGTTCCTCAACGCATCTACGCGCGACGGGAGCCACGGCGGGTCTTGCGCGACTTGCGGCGGCGACCACCCAGCGGGGCGGCATCGCGGATCGGCGCATTCGGGCTGGCGTTGTTGGCACCCGATCCAGCAATGTCACCATCAGCGCCGAAGTCCGTGTAGGGCTGGACATCCGCGCCACCCTTGTAGCTCTTCTTCGCCATCTTGAGCACCTGGCCGAACTTCATTCCCTTGTGCGACTTCATCGTCTTCTTAACATGAGCGAGCCACTTGTTTGCCATTTTGTTTAGTTCACAAGAAGTTATTGTAACCCCCTCGGCTTTTCAACGAACCCAGGGGCCGACCTCGAGCTCTCAAAAAGGAGCCACTGGCAGCCATACGCGAATGCTATCTGAGGATCCAGAGCAGCTTTGCCAAAGGTAGGGTCCGGTGTCACAAGCGTGATGGCATTGCGATTGTAGGCCACGAGCTCCGCCTGGTCGCGGGGGTGCATTGCCTGTCCATACAGAAGGCGGCGTAGTTTGGAGTCCGACCACGACATATTCACAAACTCAGACAACTCAGAGCCCTGGACGTTGTCCGACACAATCACCAGTCGGTTGTTCAGATCGTCCATCGGAGTGTCTACATCTACCCCTTTTGCGATATGTCTGCGGACAGTCGTCCTGAGGCACTCGGCGGCGTGATTCAGAGTCACATTGTTGGTTGTGTGTGGAACGATGGACAGAATGAACGGATCCGATGTAGACTCCCACGCCTGAATGAGATCAACACAGACCGAATCAAACGTCCAGTAGTCGTACGCATAATCATACCCCTCATTCAGAGGCACTTTGCCTACAATAGGCTTTCCGTTCTCGTCCGCATAGAGGTGAACCTCCAGCAGACGACGACCGCTGGCAATGACATCCTTCGCATCCTCATACACACCACCCGTCACGTAGTAATCGCAAAGACGCTTTCTACTTGCCGGACCCAGCGTCTCTTTCTCCTCGTGGAAGATTGCGTATCCTAGAAGACCGACGAGAGCGGCACCGATCGCAAGCTCCATTACTTCTTGCTCGGTTCTATTTTTGGAACTCTAAACAAGATTTGGCGAAAGGCGTTGACAACATCATCGGGAATACGTTCCTTCATAGGGATCTCCATCAGACACGAGCGGTGGAAGTAAAGGCAATACATACCGCACTCGGAATCCTTGAACTGGTGACGTGTTGCGTTGAAGGTCATCTTCATAGGCTGCTTGTGCTTGCCCGTAGCATCCCACTGTGTCTTCCAACGTTTCATCAGCGTCTTGATCTCCTTTTCAGGAGCGTGTGCGTAGGAGTCGAAATAGGTGACACGCGGATACTCCAGTTCTTCGCGCACATCACAAAAGAGCGCGATCCAGTGTTCACCGGGTCCATCGTGAGGATCTGTGTTGAAGACAATGCCAATCTGCTCATGGCCCTTCTTTGCGAGCTCGGGTAGCTTCATAGAGCAAAGAGCACTCACGACGCACTGTTGTGTCTCATTCTTCAGATCAAAGTCAATTGGAATACAACCCAAAAAGAAGTAGCTCGGAAAGAGTTCTGTATAGTTCTTTTCAACGTGATCAATGTCATCCGAGGACAGCCATTCATTGCGGTTGATCGCCCACTCCTTCGGAGCACGGGGTCTTTGCATAAGTGATGTCACGATACACTCAGCAGAGCCTGTCGAACACTTGTCGTGAAGACGGTGCTGGATGTTCGTCCACATCTCTTCCGGCGTTCCCTTCGGCACAGGGCTCTCTTTCGGATTCTCTTTGTTGTAGACGGTGCGAAGACGCTCAATCTCTTCTGTGTCAAGCCACGACATTCCTTGTTTAAAACAGATACTATTAAGTCAGTGAAAGAGACAGCACACAATGGAGTCTCTCAAGCCTGTTCTCTCTCGCTATGCCGATATCTCTCGCCGTCTCGCTGAGATCAATGCCCGTGCTAATGAGCTCCGAGATGAGCGTCGTACTGTCGAGCTTGATCTAACTGCGCTGTATGCGACGTCTCGTGAGGCCCTCCCCGACAAGATTAATCTTGCGACTTCGGGGATGGTCTTTGCAGTGAAGCGTCCAAATGAGTGGAAGAAGGGATGGTCCCTGTCGAAGAAGGAGTTGAAGCAGTATCTGGATGAGCTCCTGCCGGAGCACGGCGAGGATCTCATGGCTGAGATTGTTAGGCGCCAGGAGGCGAAGATGGTGGAAACGGATTACGGATTTGAGCTGAAGGCTTTGACGAAGCGAGATTGAGACTGCGCTCAATTTCTTTGAGAGTATTCTGAAGTTCTGCTAGATGTTGTTTTGCTTGGTCCAGATTCTCACGCGGGAGAAACCCGCTCTGGATACGAGTAAGATTACACACAAGGGATCCATTGGTGCTTAGCAGACGAGTAGCCAGAGCGAACTGAGGTTTCACCATCAACGTGATATATGACTCTCAACAACACTTTATTTTTAAGTAGTTCTCTTGCTCTTGTACTGAAGGATATGCTGCATAGGGTGGGCGGTCGGCGCGTTCTTGTTCTTTGTCCTCCACATCCGACAGAACCACTTTTTCCAGCTCATTGTTCTATGCCGTCATCTTCTCGCTCAATGAAGTATTGATGGAGTTTTTCAGAGATTCCGCGAACGCTGAACTCCCAGACACCTTGCCAGTTCGGGCGGATGGTCTTGCGAATGTCTCGGAGTCCGTCCAGAATGATGTGGCGGTCAACGTACTTGCGATTCACGTGGGTTCCGTGATACAGGTGGTAGACCGCCCCAGGCGCACAGGTAATACGGGGCTTCGGCAGATCATCGAAGTCTTTGTATGCTGGGACCAGAGCAGGCTTGAGATAGGTGTCTGGGAACTTCACGCCCAGCCACGCAGCAGCCGAGAGTGTATCCCCGCTTCCCGTGACACCGTATTCAAAGAAGCCCACCTTGCGGAACCACTTGCGACGGAACGCCCACGCAAACCCAGGGTGAAGTTTGTGATCAAATGTCTTGGTCTTGTCCATAAAAACCACCGACTCGCGAATCTGGGTAGCGACACGATAGGTGACGTCCAGCCACACAGCAGTGGTGAACGGCTGAACAACATCATGATCATAGAGCGCATCGGATACATCAGAATACCAATTTGCGTTACCAAAGATCACGTCCGCATCAAGGAACAGAATCTTCGAATAGTACCACGGGATCATGCCCTCGAGCAGAGTACAGAGCCGCTCCTTGTGGAACATATGCGACTTGCCCCAGACGTGAAAAGCATCAGCAATCTCAATCTCTTGCTTTTCAAAGACCAACTCCAATGTGTAGTAGGGGATCTTTGCTAACTTGAGTTTCTCGATTGTGTAGAAGTAGTTCATCACCATACGCTTGGACTTGGCGGGGTTGAAAAAGACGAGGCCCACAGCCATATCACGCTTCCACGGAGAATTATAGCGCACATCTGCGAGTTCCACAAGCTGAACTGCTTCTGGTTTCGGTGGAGCATCAGGTAGCTCCCCATAAGTCATAGACTGGGCTGCCCCCATTTGTGTAAGAAAACGAATAAAAGATTCATCAGCAAACCACAAGACATAATGACCGATACCTATTCTCCTTACAATGCCCGCAACCGTGTCTTTGCAGAGTGGAATATTCACCAAATTCTTCACCGGCACGGCTTGCCGCATTACCGAATTACGAATCCAAAGATCTTCCAGAC